TACAAAGACTTCACATGGATATTCTGTCGGTGACTTTGTTGTAATTAATTTTACTGCTGGTTCTGCAACTGATGGTAATTATGAAATTATCTCTGTTCCTAGTACGAGCACCTTTACAGTTACTTCAGCTACAAGTGCAACTATATCGAGTGGAACAGCTTGTACTTACGGAGCAAATTTTTCACAATTTAATCCTTTTGTAAATGGAACGTATGTCGCAAGAGGTTTTAAATTTAAGTGTGAAATGGATTCAGACGATCCAGCTCAGTCTATTGAAATAGATCAGCTTGGTTATACCGCAGAATTAGAAAGCAGAACAGAAACAAGTCTTGGTAACGCAGGAGCTTCAACTGGTGGATTTATTGCATCTGGAACGTCAACAAAATCTGTTACTTTTACAAACAGTTTTTTTGTAGGTCAATCTGGCACTAGCATTGCAGCAAATTCTGTATTACCTTCTATTGGAATTACCATAGAAAACGCACAACAAGGAGATTTCTTTACGTTATCAAATATTAGTTCAACAGGATTTGATATAGATGTGAAGAATAGTAGTGGAAGTAATGCTGATAGAAATTTCAAATATGCTGCTACAGGCTTCGGACGTGGTAGTTAGAGTTGAATTAGGATATACTTAGAGAAAATTTTGGATTAAGTAAATGAGTCAAAATGATTTTGTTATAGATAATGGAACGGGACAGGCAGTTCGATTAGATTTACAAGGTGCTTTTCAAGCTGTTGCAACAAATAATTCTGGAGGTTCTGCACCAAGTACAAATTACGCAAGTCAGTATTTTGCTAATACCACAACAGGTATTATGCAACTTAATAATACCTCTGGAAATGCTTTTATAAATTTATTTAGTCTTGCAGGCGCACCTGCTTTCCCTTTAGATGGAACAATAAATAGTATAAATATAGGTAAGGGTGCAAACTCTGTTGCTGGTAACACTGTTCTTGGAGAAAGTGCTTTAAATGCTGCTGTTAGTGGTAGTTTTAATACTGCTATTGGATTTGAATCTTTAAATGCTAATACATCTGGAAGTTCTAATACTGCCTTAGGAAGAACTAGTCTACATGACAACACAACAGGTGCTAGTAATACAGCTATAGGGCGTGGTACTTTAGCATCAAACACAACTGCAAATAACAATACAGCCGTTGGTCATCTTGCTTTAAATTTTAACACAACTGGAACTGGAAACACAGCCGTAGGTGCTAACGCTTTAGATGCTAATACTACAGGAGGAGAGAATACTGCATTAGGTAAGGATGCAATGTTTTATAACACTACAGGAACTAATAATACTGCTGTGGGAGAATCTTCTTTAGAATCAAACACTACTGCTGCAAATAATACTGGTATTGGAGACAGTGCTTTGAAGGGAAATACAACTGGGGCAGATAATACTGCGGTGGGTACTTCAGCATTATTAACTTCTAGCACAGGGTCAAGAAACGTTGCTATAGGTCATGGGTGTTTAAATAGTTCAACAAGTGCAAGTGACAATACTGCAATGGGTCGTGATTGTATGTTTCAAAATACAACAGGAGCACAAAACACTGCTGTAGGTGAATCTGCAATGGAGTCAAATACAACCGCAAGTAATAATACAGCCGTGGGTTTTAATGCTTTAAAAGTAAACACAACTGGAACTTCAAACGTAGCTGTGGGAGCTTATGCTTTAGATGCTAATACTACAGCAAATGCAAATACTGCTATTGGTTTTGGTTCTCTAGGAGCTAATACAACTGGTGCTACAAACTCTGCTTTAGGATCAAATACACTAGAAAATAATACTTCAGGTGGTAGTAACGTAGCAGTAGGTCAAAATGCACTTACAAACAATACAACAGCCTCTAATAATACTGCTGTAGGTAAAGATTCTTTGGCAGCAAACACAACAGCAAATCACAATACAGGAGTAGGAACAAGTGCTTTAGCTTTAAACACAACTGGAGCGCAGAACACTGCTGTAGGTTCTTTAGCATTAGACGCTAATACAACTGGAACAGAAAATAGTTCTTTAGGTTGTGAAGCGTTAAGTTCTTGTACTACTGGATCTCACAATACTGGAATAGGCCATGATGCCTTAGAGAGTCTCACTACAGGTAGTTATAACACTGCATTAGGAAGAGATGCTGGCAGATTAATTACTGATGGTGCTTCCAATGTTTGTCTTGGTCAAAATGCTAATGATGCTGCTAATACCGCAAACGTTACAGCGTGTGGAGCTTTTGCAGCGTCAGCAAATACAGCAAATGATATAACAGCTTTTGGGTATTTCTCTTTAAAAGCTAACACTTCTGGAACTCAAAATACTGCTGTTGGTTTTGAAGCTCTGGAGAACAATACAACCGCATCTAACAACACTGCCTTTGGTTATCAAGCTTTAGAAGAAAACACAACTGGAGCTAACAACGTAGCTGTAGGTTCTTTAGCTTTAGATGCAAACACTACTTCAAATGATAATACAGCAGTAGGTTATAACTCATTAACAAATTCAACAGCAGCAATGAACACTGCTGTTGGTAGAGAGGCAGGCTCTCATCTAACTAGTGGAGGTAATAATCTTATGTTAGGTTTTGAAGCTGGTACGTCATCTTCTCCATCAGGGTCACTTACAACGCAAGGTAACAATATTTGTTTAGGAGATAATAATATTTCTAATTTATTCTGTGCAGATACTTCAATATCTTCGTCTGATTCAAGAGATAAAACAGATGTAGCAAGTTTTAATATCGGACTTGCGTGGATTGAAGCATTAAGACCAGTTACTTATAGATGGGATAGAAGAACATGGTATGGTACTAAATCAGAACCTTTTGGGACACCAGACGGATCAAAGAAAAGAACTAAAACACACATTGGGTTCTTGGCACAAGAGGCATTAGAAGTTGAAAAAGCTAATGGTTATGGTTCATCTAATGATGATTCTTTAGTTGTAAACCTTACAGAAGATGGCATGTCTTATGGAATGAAATATGAAAGGCTCGTACCAATACTTGTAAATGCAATCAAAGAATTATCAGCAAAAGTCACAGCCCTCGAAGCAGGGTAAACTACAGGTAACTTAATTTTTTAATTATGGAAGAAAGAACCGCAGATGAAATTGCAGCAATCTTCTCTGCTGCTGGTGATAGTGTAACTGTCATCAACACCGCCAAGACATCAGATGAAACTGATGATG